GCTTACCGTTGGCTGTCTGCATTTGCTTTTCAAATTCAGATCGCCCCCGTGCGGTCATGCCTTTTACGTTTACGGTGCCACCCAATTCTGGCACCTGCACGACCTCGACCGGTACGGCAATCGGCCTCAAAAACGCTTCTCTGCTGATACTCATTCGTCGTCATCCTCATCGTCATATTGCTCTGTGTAATTCGGCCCCGGCAACCAGTCACCGTTAGCATCGTATCCAATCATCTGGCCGTCGAAATAAGCCTGATAGTCATCGGGATGAATCCCCTTAGCGACCAGCACCTGCATCCGTTGAGCCACTGCCTGCTGCTCCGATGTCATGCCAGCAGCAGCCGTACATTCTGCATCTGCTGGTTTTGCAGTGCCCATTTTCACCAGCATATAAGCGTCCGGATGATCAATAATTGACCCCGCCGGAAAGTGCTTCACGCCGTTGATTAGTATCAATCTGTCATCACCAGCCGCAGACCGTGCTGGCAATGTGTCGCGTATTAGTTCGGCTTTCAATTAACTATTCCTAGTATGTGATTAACTGATCCAGCTTGAGCGAGCAATCAGCTTTGAGACCGTCATTCATCGACCCCGTCACATTCAATCCAACACCTGCCGCTGTAAATGCCCACGACGCCGAGTCTGTGAATGTGATTGAGTAGTCTCGCTCTGCCGGCACAGTTATGCCGGCGGAGAACGTTGCATGGCCTGCGAGCGATGGATCGAAAAACATCGAGAAATCAACGGTGCCACCCTCTGAATAACCCGTCTGTGAATACTCTTTACCGGCACCCACTGTGTCCAGCGTCGTGCTGTCGTATGTCTCAGACTCCGCACCCGACGTGCTAAATTCGATGATCTGACCGATTGCCGTTAACGTGCCGGAAACGTCACCGTTAATAACGGTGCCTTTGACTTTAATTTTTGCCATTTAGTGTTCTCCTTAGCATGGTGTTGAAATTATTTAGCCGCTACTTTTGCGAGTTCTCGAGCCAACGATTTAGCTGCTCGTTCTTTCATTTTTGCCATCAGCTTCGGCCTAGCCGCTAGCACGGCTTCTTTCAGAAATGAATTTTCTGGCATTGTCCCTGTGGTTAACTGCTCTGGTGTTGGATCCGTGACCCGTGCATACTTACCGCCGAGTTTTGTTCGTGTTCGTCGCTTTGTTCCCAATGCAACAAGATGTGAATGCGGTGCCTTAAAACCTGTGGCTGTTTTCTTTCGCTTGCCCACTCCGATCCCTGCTTTTGCACTCGGCGGCCGGTTTCCTTTAGCTCGCGTAAACCGCGACCCGATTGATTTCTTCAGCGCTCCTGTTTTACCGATCGGGGCATTTTTTTTGATCGCTTGTTTCAATACTGTTAACCCGCCGCCGATTGCTGAGCGTGCCACTCGATCTGCTGATTTATCGGCCAGCTTAGATAGCAATTTTTCTAACTCTTTATCGCCTGTAATTAACTGTCTGCTCATTAGCTCGGTTCCACTTCGATTCGCATTAGCATTGATGCAATAAATACGTGGTTTGATGCCAACATTGATTTGTCTGGGACTTGCTTTGAATCCATGTCCAGTTCCCAGACTCTGACGCGGCCGTCAGCCGAATCGAAATCGTTAAGCCGCTGATAGATTTGCCTGACGATGAGCTTCAGTTTGTCGACGTTGCCGTCATCCGGATTCACTCGCCTGCGGATCCACACGCGAATCAAATGACTCGTCGGATCCTCAAGTGTTAATGTCTCGTTTAATTGCTGTTCGCTTTCAGCGATCACATCAACACGCAGAGCTCTAATATCTTCCATGATGTCGATCATAGATTCGCCGTAGTCGGCCGCGAACGGCAACGCATACTCGCCACCGTTAATACGCAGCACGATGGCCTGCATGGCTTCCGTTGACGGTGCAAGTTCAACAGCCATCAGTTAACTTTCTTTGAATGGATCCTCAGCATCTGATCACTGATTATCCGGTAGCACTTTTCGCTGTTCATCGCCTGCACTTCATAGGTTGATCCGCTCAGTGTGATCTGATCGCCTCGCACCGGTTCCGCATACGGGAACGTCAGCGTTAGGCAAATGAAATCGACCGGCCGCAACTCAACGATGATCCCGTCGCCGTTATCAATCAGCATCGGTTGCTGCGCGGATTTCCGCATCACAATCGTTGTTGATGTCGCCCCGCGATGGTAGACGCAGGAACTGCCCGCTTCCGTGAGCAGTTCCTGTGTCATGTCACCAATTGCATCGTCAAAATCAGACATTGATCAACTTGGGACTAGAGGCAGCGTGTACCATTGCCCTGCGGCACTGGCGATAAATGTCGCTGGAATCAACCCACTCGCTAGGCTCATTGCAGCACTGGCCGTGATACCATTGATGGCTGCCGCAGTTTGCGGATACACCTTCAACACGCCTGCTGAGTTGCCTTTAATAACTACCTGCAGCCCCGCCACCGCCACCGGAAGAATAACGCCTTTTGTGCCGTCCGCTCCGGTAACTATATTAAGCCCCTGTGACAACACAGCCGCGTCACCAATCACGGAACCGGCGGCAGCAACGGTTGACACTGCGATCAGATTACTCTGCTCGTTTAGGCTCACGATGGCATAATCATCACCGCTGATTGTTGCCCCGGCCGCAAGACCTGCATAAGTGCCGACGCCAAGCTGATTGGCAGCACCCGTGCCAGCGTCCCCGCTGTCAGGATCGCCAGTTGGATCCCAATGGACAGGCAAGCCGCGAACGATTGCCGCTGTGGTTTTTGGTAGTTTGTAAATGCCTTCGACTGCCAGCGATCCGAGTGCGTCGGCTGCAATATCATTACCGGCTACGCCGACAATTCCACTCAGCACAATCACGTCGCCACCAGTGACCGCAGTCGATGGTGTATAATCAATTGCACAGTCTGCGCTGTACAATAATGCTGCTACTTGAGTCATCTCAGTGATCTCCGTTAATGTTCAAAAGATGCCCGGTGGAAACAACCACCGGGCTTATTGTTAGTCACTGAGTGACTATGCTGCACCCTTAGATTTCACGCCAGAAAGATACTCGGCTTGGTCACATCCGAAGTCGTGATAGCCACGCATCTCAATGCCGAGCGTGCTGAAGGTCGCGTCTTGCTGATCCACTGTCGGAGTCTCAGCACCATCCAAAAATGACACAACTATTGACGCCGCAATTGCAGGATCTCGTAACAGGTACCACGCTGTCGCAGAGCCACCGGAAACGGTTGAGTCGTTCAGGAAAACAGACTTCACCGGCGTGTAACGGCCGGAGTGAATGTTTGCGTTTGCCGTTGTGGTTCCGCCGCCGATGTTCGTATTTACGAAGATGGACTCGGCCACGCGTGAAATGCCGCCACCCGGTGTGAGTAGCACAGTTGGAGCACCTCCGAATAAACCGCCCGGAACTTTCTTGCCGTCCGCCGTTGGCGTCCGCAGTGCGTCAAACGCATCAAGAGCTAAGCCGAGACCAACATTATCAGTCAGCAGCGTTGTGGTGCTGCCAGTGATGTAGTTGCCACGACCGGCCGTAAAGAATGCAGCGTTGTCAAGAAACTTCGTCCAGAAGACTTTGTTCAACTTCTTGGCAGCACCGCGACCGATTCGAGTTCGCAAATCGTCAAATGCACTCATGTCGTCATTGATGATCTGTGTCCGCGTCAGGCTAAACATCTTGGCGTAGGTTCTGGCCTGCCTGGTATACGATTCTTCGTTGATCGACCCGTGCTTGATTTCGCCACCCGGCCCGACCTCGTCGTACTCCATGTCATCCAGCATGCGATAGCTGGTGACGGCTTTGAAGTCGGATACAGAAGCCGTGCGGCTGATGTCTTTCCAACTTTGTTCTTCTTGCTCATAGCCTTGCAGCAGTTCTTTGTTCGCAATATTGCTGAGGATGCCAGGCAGTGAGACCGTTGAGAATCCGGCCTGAATGTTGCCGCCCCAAGCCGCCCGGCCGATGTCCTGCCAGTTGTTGCGGGTGACGCCTTCACTGGCTGAAACGTAGTGACCATTGGCAACAGCAGCCTCAATCAACAGGCGTTTGATTCCCATGGATCCACGGTAGTTTGTGTGAGCCGCTTGCAGCACCTTATCACTGAAGTGCTTATCAACGTCTTTGATTTTGCGGGTCATGCATATCGCAGCCTCTAGCACCTGCGGCAGGTTTTCCGGCTTGTTTTCTTCGCCGCGAAATGATGTCGGGCGTGTTCGTGCGGCAGATGCCTTCAGCACTTCCAGTTCAACTTTGTCGATGCTCCAACCCAGTTCAATGGCCGTTGCTGCGATATTCGGATGCCCGGCAGCCTTGGCCTGGATGTCGCCCATTCGGCGTTGCTCGATACCGAACTTTTTGCGAGCGTCTGCAATTACTGCAGTGATGTCGAGCTTTGCGTTTGCTGCCACTGGAATAACCTTTTCATCTTCAGGGACTGGAATTTCGGCGGCAGCGGATGCCATTGCTGGTGCTGGTGCTGTCTGCTTAGATTCGTAGGCCAACTGCATAGCTGCGGCGTCATCTTCGGATAATGCCGCAGGATCAATTCCCAACGACGTGAGCCATTCTTCGTAAGTCATCGCTGACCCTTTCTGTTGGGCAGCGCTCGCTGCCAGGTTAACTTGTGTCGTCGCATCCGCACCCATTGGCAGGACTGACGTTTCACGCAGCACCGATTGGCGTGCGACAATCACCGGCCCGACAAATGTCTGACCGTTCACCTCCACCGTTTCACCGGCTTTGATTTCTTGTTTCTCAATGACTCTGGCACCAATTGACGCCTGCCATTTGTGGCCCGCTTTGTGCGATGCAATCACCTGCATGGCACGCGGAGAACTGCCAGTAATCTGGCCCGTCATCAGTAGCGTTTGACCGTCGTTTTCGATTGCGTCCGTAATCCCGAACGTCGCATCAACAGACTTTTCATGATCGATCAAAATCGGAATTGCACCCGGCACTTCCAGCCCTGCAAGATCGACAATCACCGGCACATCAAAGCCGTCTACCGGAAGCAACCCGCCCGAGTAGGCAAGGATCGCAAAACGCTTTGGCGTTGAGCCTTCCGCCGCTTGAATTGTTAGCGATGCGTGAAACTTCATGGTGTTGCCTCTACCGTTTCGCTGATCAACTTTTCGATCCGATCAGGTGCCAGCCCGATAGATTCCAGCGTCATGCGAGCCATTGATTCTGAAACATCTCCCGCCGCCAGGCTTGCCAGCGTCGTTTGAATTCGTTTCATATTGTTATTGAACGCCCGCTGCCCGAGTTCTGTGTATTCGCCTGTCGGAAGTTCAGCGTTCGCAGTCATCGGAGCACCCGATGCACCCGGCACCGCTTGTATCTTGAAGATGGAATTGAATACCGCCCGCTTGTATTCCTCCGGCGTCACACCTAAATCCATGGCTGCTCTGGCGCTACCTGTGTCCCAATCAGCCCCGCGTTTTGCATACTCTTCAGACGGGCTTGATTGCCCCGATGACATACGCAGCGTTGCCGCCTGTGCTGACTCGACCGCGTCAAGTTCTGGCAACGGTGGCCAGTGCCATCGTCGCTCAACTAAATGCAGCGGCGGAGCACCATTAAGTAATCCCGGGGCATAGATTGCCGCTTCGAAGAACCAATCCAGCACGGGTTCCAGAATCGTGTTCTCGATTCGGTTTTGTTCAACTCGGACTTCGGGCTCCCAGACGTTTTTCATGTCGCCCTTGAAGGAGCTGAAGTTCGAGTCTTTGCCTGTCCCTGCTGCCAGTGAATATGGCATGTTTGTACAACGGCAAAAACTCATTAGAGCCTGCCGCTGAAACATCTCGTAAAGTGGGCCAGGCTGTTTCGGTTCAACCTGCCCGATCTCCCAGCCCTCTGGAAGCGTCGTCAGCATGTTGCGAGTAAGTTCAATTTCCGCGAAGTCCGCAGGACTCGCAGACGGGTTAACCGCTGGACCTGTGGCTTTCAAATACATCGCAAAGTTCGCTGCCGTCTCTGCACTGTACAGCGTTGCGAGTTCTTGCCGTCGCATGATCGGCAGCGTCTGGAGCGCTGGCGTTGCTCGTGGAATTCCGCGAACCTGCCCCGGACGTTCAGCCCGAAACAGATGTGCAACAACCTTGCGAGCCGGATACCATTGACCGCTCAACGCGCTAACTGAGTAAGCTGCCGAACCGGGATGATGATCGTATACGTAGATTTCGAGCTCATCGGTATTGCGATTAAATCGGATCCCGTCGTCTTGGAATGGATCACCAATCGCTGACGATTCCCACGGCGTTGATACCTGATCCGCCTCAATCAATCGCACGTCGAGTGATACCGGATAGCGGCTAACTGATTCGGCTTTGATCAGGAATACTTCGCCGTCACGCCAATACGATTCAATTGCCATTCGCAGTGTGTCGGTGAAATCGACCGATCGGCACCACCTCGACCACGCCTGTTCAATTCGACGGTCAACCTCAGGATTGCCTGACAATAACTGCAGACGCGGACCCGGACCACCGACGATGTGATTAGATGCCGTCCGCAGAATCCCTGCGTACCATGAGTTGTTTTCTGCTTCATATCGCGAGCGGATGCGAACAGTACGCCGCACTGAATGCGATAGAGCAGCCCGCGAAGATAGTCCGTCAGACGATGCCCAGTGCTTGCGGTTGTCGACTGTTGTCTGAGCCAAATCGAACGACGCACGAATCATTGGTTGCGGCGAAACGGTCTGGACAGGCTGCTGTTTTTTGCTGCGGCGGCGTCCCATTACCGGCCTCCCGGTGGGACAATTCGCATAGTCATCCCGCGGAACGTAGCCGCTGGTGATAGCGAACCGGCTTTGGCCGCCTGATGCTTTTCGTATGCCATCAACTCAGTCAGCGACCTGCGAGTGACCGACACACCGTCACTCGATACGCTCTGAGCCTTCAGGGCTTCGGCTGCTAGTTGGTCTGCGGGTTCAGTCATGCCCGCTAGTTTCGGCGATTATCATCGCCACTGGAACATGCTAACTGCTATATGTAGCGGACACGAAAAAAGGCAGCACGGGATACGTGCTGCCTTTTAGTGTTTTTTTCATTTCGGCAACTTCAGCAACTCGATTCCAATGTCTTTCAGTTTCAGGCGAATGCCCGCGATCCAATTCTGGTTTATCTTTAACATTTGCAACTCGCGCTCGCTGCTGTTTACTAAATCCTCAACCGTCTCAAATCCCATTTCCCGAAAGTATATTTCCATATACGCGGGCAACTGTAAAAAGGAAATCGGTTCCTTGCCAGTTGCCGGAAGCAGTTGTGATCCTTCTATCTTGGCCAACGACAAACTAGCATAGTGCTGCAATCTACTTAACGCCTTGTCTCGCCACGCCGAAATGTTGTGCGATTTCGTCCCCAACTCTTTCGCCAGCGTCCGGGTTGTTTTCACCTCCTCGCCCCCGAGCCCAAACAGTCCGTTGATAATTATTCGCTCTGTCTTTGTGAGCATGTGCAGATTTCGCTCAATTGCTTCTATCTGCAATTCTTTTCCGCGCTCCGGTTCAGTGTACTTCAGTAAACGTTCACGAGTCGCTGACGCATAACTCAGCATTGCCGCTTCTTTCCAGTTGTACACCTTTTCCATCGACTTCGGAGCATTCAGGAACTCATGGTTTTGGCGTAGAACGTCCGGCCATAATTCCTCCCATGTCTTGCCTGTTAACTGATACAACTTGGCTTCAGTTACCGCAATGCGTTCCTCTGTCCAACCCCGTGCCGCTTCTTTCGGTGGGCAGTATTTCAGGTTGATCCATTTACAAATCTCAGTGGCGCTGATTCCCAGATGCCTAGCCAAGGCCGACGCACTACCAACAACCTTAGCTGCCTCATGCAACGCCGCGTGCTTTATTCGCACTACTGCCGTGATTCCAATTCCTAAATCTGTGCTCTGCTGATCTGGAGCATCGTCTCTAATCACTGTGATTCCATGCAGTTCAGGCATTGGCGTCACCTATTTTCACTTTAGACATGATCATCTACTCCACAAAAAAAACCGCAGCACGGATTACTTGCTGCCTTTTAAACTCATTGACTAAATAAATCTCGGAATAGGCTCACCGATATAAAACTTGAACCCGCTTTTGCCAGCGTTTTGGCCAATTCGCTCGGCATTCCATGCGCGAACACACCAAGTGAATATGTGCTCTTTCAACATTCTTTTCGACGCTGCCGCATGTGTTAGCAGTCTGTCTCTCAACTGCAACGCATTATTCGTAACGAGGATCTCCGAACGCTGCCCGGTGCCTACCGTAGACCAGAACTCAGTTGCAGCATAACTGTCCAGACTACTGCATATAAACCAGCTAGTCCCAATGATCGACGGCGGTAGCGCTCCGTTGATTCGATTCTGCTTCCCAAACTTGGCTGCATCACGATGATGCTCCTTCAGATTCTCCACAACGTCTGAATGCGACGGTGCATCATGCTTTTGCAATGTCAAAGACGCGCCGCCCTTTTCATAAGCTTTCACCATCTTGTAAACCGAAGCACATTCAGTAGGATTCGAAATCCCGTGGCTTATCAAAATATCCGAAGCACTTCGCGTTTTGTTTTGATCGATCCGATCAAATGCCGAATCGGGAATGCCGAACATAACAACCGTTTCAACCGTAGTGCCAGATTGAACAATTGCCAATAATCGATGCTGGCCATCAATTAACCTGCTGTCAGAAAAACGGATTGCATCACCTGTTAAAATCCATTTGCCCGCTTTAATGTCGGCGGCTATTTTTTTTACATGATCAAGTCTAATTTTGCGGTTGTTGATATTTTCCTTTAGCCACTCCGCCGCTAATTCCGGCGTCACTTCCATTGTTAGTATTTTCATCATTTACTCCACGAAAAAACCCGCAGCATAGGAGGCGAGTCCTATGTGCGGGTTCCTTGCCGCGATTACTCGCGGATGTATTTAGTTATCGACACTCGCCTGCCGACGCCAAAACAATATCAATTCCAGCTCAGAAGTAAATCACCTATTCTCTCTGATCTGAAAAGTTTGATAATTTATTCCGCACAGCCAGCACCCGTTCGCTGGTCGTATGGATCGCCCCGCACTGCGGGCAAATTCGCTCACGCATCACGAAGCCTGCCGACCGGGTGGTGCGATAGACCTTATGCAGCGGCGTTCTGCACTGTTCACACGCGAGACCTTCGCCGCCCGGCAGTTTAAATTCGCGAGTCATCGTACCGCCCCCGGTAGACTGAAGGTACGTCGTTGATTTCCTGCTGATGTTGTCTCTCCCGCTATCCCACATCCAAGCATCGATGC